TAATCTAAAGCTGGGGCTTCTTTTTCAAACTCATGTAATATTTCAAATATCTCGTCCATGTTTTTATTTGATGCCTCATAAAAGTGAAAACTTGTCATTAATCTCTACCCCATTTAATATCTCTAACAGTCAAAGCCGCAAACTCCATACCTTTATCTCCACTAAAAAATCTTTGTTGTGAATTGTCTGTGGTAACTCTACCGCTTGTTTTTTCAAAGTTTCCCCAATGTGAAGTTAAATTTAAAACTAAATTAGCAGTGGTTGTATTGTCAGTAATTCTATACTCATCTATCGTACCAAAAAATAATAAAAAGGGGTCAGAAATAAGAGCATTATTTGCATCTAAAAAGCCTCGATAAATATATACCTCAGAATTAATTATGTTTTCTGATAAAGCGATTGATATATATGTTTGGTCGACTCCAGAAAGTGTAAGCTGTAAACTATTTTTTGTCGGTTTGTTTGTTTCATTAACACCAGCTATATTTTTTAAATGTCCGTTTGTAAGATAAGTTCTTGATGAACCAGATACACTTGATGTTATATCAAAAGGTGCATTAGTTAAATATACTGGTGTACCAAACTCTATTTCAACTAATAATACTGGGTCAATGACCCCTGTTGCTAGTTCTGTTTTTATGGAACTGGTTAATCCTCTTGCCATTATAAACTCTCAATAACATCAAACTCAAAATTAAAAAGTAAGTTACCATCTTTATCATTTGCACTTGTTTCAAACTCTTGCATATCGCTATTTAAATGAACTGTTGCTGGTACAGATTTATAAGTAACAGAACTATTATCAGCTAATGCAGTTCTAAGAGGTGGTTCTATGGTAACAGTTGCGGCGTTACTAGATGAGGTAACATCAGCAACTATCATGTATAATTTATCATGTGCAAACTTAATTAAATCTCCCGCTTTAAGACGACCAGCACCATCGCTAGCAAAAGCATCTATATTTATAGTTGTATCTCCAGCAGAGTGAGAACCATTTACTAATAAAGTTCCTGTTTCGTTACCTTGACTATCAAAGGTAGTCGGTAAAGTTATCGTAAAATTTTCCTTACGACTTCTTTGTTTCATTATAAAAGCCATTATTGGGGCAAAATCTGATCTAGTCATAGTAGGATATGATAAGGTAAAACTAAATCTTTGGCCTTGAACTTGTCTCCTAAATGTTTTGCCACTATCAGTTTCACTAAATAAAGTTTTTTGATTTGATTTAAAATTAATTGCGTTGAACGCTGTATCAGGTAAAGAACCACTCATATCAATGCCGCCTTACCTTTTTCATTAACAGCTGTATTTATCATATTTACAATTACACCTCTGCTATTAACTAATAATTCATTAAAACCTCTTGCATCAACAGTATTAATATTAAAATTAACTGTAACTGCTTTTGACATACCAAGTTGATTATTTGGTACAACTGTACCCGCCTGATCTGGTACAAATAACTCAGGCCCTCTTTCTCCAACTATTGATGGTCTGCCTACGGGTGGTCGTCCACCATCAGCAAAACCTAAAAATCCACCTATAAAACTTAAAGCACTTCCAAAAGTAGAGGCTTTGCTTATGGCGGCTTGTTTTTGTTTTTCTTTTGTAATTAATTTTTCTATGGCAAGTTCAACACCTTTTCTTGCAACTATTTCGATAATTGCACTCAAAACTTTTACTGCCAACTCTTGTGCTACTTTTTTAAATGTTTGTGCAAGATTTTCTCCTAATATTACTGAACGGGCTAGAGCCTCACTTGTTTTAGTTATGCCCTCGTTTATACCTTTTGCTACTGTATCTCCAATATTTTTAAATTTTTCTTTTGCTTTTTCTAGAGAATCTTTATTAAGTTGTCCTAGTTTTTCTGCCGTTTCTTTTATGTGTCTAACTATTTTTTGAAATTTTGTTTCTGCCTCTTTTATTGGTGGTAGCATTCCAACCTCAATAGTATTAGATGCGTGTTCTAAATCTTTTACTACTATTTTTACAGTATTTCCAAATCTATCAATTACCTCAATAATTTTAAAACCAGGTGCTAGTTGATCTTCAATATCTTCTATTCCTCTTAACTCTTTTATTTTAGCAATAAAAACATCTAATTGTGAAATAACTAAAGCTAATCCACCAATAAGTAAATTTTTTTTAACTGCTTTGTTAAAGCCAAGCATTGAGATTTTTGCAAGGTCTATCGATGCCGCTAGGTTTCTAAAAAATATAATAAGTTTTAAAGCTATAAAAAATTTTAACGTACCTATTAGTAGTTGTGCATTATCATTTAAAAACTTAATAGCGTTAGATGACGCTGTTACTGCGTTAGCTAGTCCTTTACCAACCTTTTGTGCTATGCTTGTAATTAATTCTTCATTTGCGGCAAGTGTTTCATCTAATGCACCAAATTCTTTTTTGAGAGCAACGAAAAATTCCTCTGCAACAGTTTTTTGAAAATTAAAGAACTTATCTCCTATCATTGATAAAGTTCCCTCTAGAGTGTTAGCTAAATCACTTGTTGCACCAGCAAACTCTCCGCCTTTACCAAAAACTCTAAATAACGCTTCTCTTGTTTGTTCTACTGAAACAGTTGCACCAGCACTAAATCCTAACATAGATTTAACACCTTTTTCTCTAAATAAATCAGCACTTGAAATTCCAGCTGATAATGACCTTTGAATTTGCTCTGCCGTTGTTCTAAAATCCAATCCTGTAACAGCCGCAACATTACCAGTAAGTTCTAAAACTTTTGAAAGTTCGTTTGCATCTTTACTAACAACAGCAAGTACACCCGCACCTGATTGAATTTCTCCAAGTGAAAAAGGTACTTTACCAGCAAATTTAGCCATAGCGTCAAACGCTTTTGCACCCTCTTCAACACTACCAAATAAAAATTTT